TATCGCGGCTATCGTCAATTTGAATACCGAGATAATCACGCATCTTTGACAAATACTCCGTCTACCATACGGCCCTGCCTTTCTTTAATTTGCTCATACGCCTTGTGTAGACACTCGTTTAGGTTGGTATCCCACAACACCGCCTGCATAATCAGAGTTACCATCACGTCTCCGATAGCATCAATTACTTCATCGCGGTTACAGGCGCCTATGGCGTCTTCTAGTTCTTGAACTTCTTCTTTAGTCTTCGTGAACTGGGCCTTGCGTTTGAAGTGCATAGTCCAATCAAGAATCCCCTTATTCCGCCCCCAAGCAATAACATTCCCTTCCAATTCATTTAGAGTCACCAGTGGTCTCCTTTTGTTTCTTCGAGTAGTTCAACCATCTTGTTGCAATACCAGATAGCTTTTTTGACATCCTGCAAGGTGTCTTTCTTCAGCCACATTCGATGCAGGTACTTGAGTGCATTGCCTTGGCAATAAGCGATTGTGTCGAACTTACCCAGTGCGGAAATAATGCAGTCGATTGTTTCAATACCGCCTTGGTTATAGTGGAATGGTTTATCAACAGCGTCCCACCCTAGGCTTTCGTAGAGGCCTTTCGCTGCTTCGTCCCATTCACTTGGGGTGGCGTCATTGAGCCGTTTGGTTCCCATAGTTTTACCTTTCCTGTTGCGTTGTCGTACTCACCATTGCGCAGGATTCGCGCAAGGCGCGCCTGCTCAATAGCTACTTCTTCACTGAGGCCTTGTTTAGCGAAAGCAGCCACAACCGTGTCCCAAGATGGGTCTTTAGCAAGAAGTTTCTCAGCGGTTTTAGGGCCAATACTCGGGCAACCGGGGTAGTTGTCAGTAGCGTCCCCCACCAACGTTTGATAAAAGAACCAATAGTCGGCTTCACTTTCATTTATCGTTACCTCCTCGCCGTCAATAAGGTGTCTACCTCTGACTGTTTTTAAGTCTTTGTCTATTGACCAAATTAAATATTCATCGCTTGAACTACCAAGAATTCCGAGAACGTCATCTGCTTCTAGGTTTTCCCAAACAACACCGTTATGGTGAGTGCGTAGGTATTCCTTCGCGAAATTGAGAAGCATTGGCTTTCGATTGTTTGCGCGATGTGCTTTGTAGTAGTCAGCAACAACTTTTCTGAAATTAGCGGTGTCGCTTAAAGCAGTTATCACTTCCTCAGTATCAGCGTCTTCTTTGAGGCCTGTTACAAAACTGTCTATGTGTTTTTCTACATCTTGTTCCCAAGCGTGCATCGTCCACAGACCATCGCCCCAGTAAATTGGCTGTTCAGCGGCAGCGGCTGCTTGATAAGCCACGATGTCCCCATCAATAGCCAAAACGGTTCGGGCCATCTTCATCTTCCTCATTGTCGCTCTTCATCATTTCTTGCAACTCAGACTGGCGCATAACCTCAATTCCTTCTTTTACTTGAAGGTAGTCAAGGTAAGCATCCATAACGAACTTTCCCGCGAGCGCGATGCTCACGACAAAGAACGCAAAAGTGCAGATAAGTAAAAAGAATGTTTCTAGTTGCATTTATTCACCAAACGATTAAGCGGCTGCGATAGCCTTGATTACGTCAGTGGAAAACAACTTTTTCAGGTTTAGCAGGTACATGCGCGACGCATTGTTATCTCCACCGGACACCGTTTTTATGCAGTCCAGCTTCCCGATAATTTTTTTCAAAACGTTGGTATCGAATACCAATGTCGCGAAGATTTCGTCACCAATGCACAGGTTGTGAAACCAGTAATCAGCCTCAGTCGCATCAATGCCTGACGGTTTCCCGTAGGATTGATATTCGATTGCTATGTTTCCTGTTGACTGCCAACGGTCGCGTTCTGACTTTACTTCAATCTTTTTATCTTGAAGCATGTCAGCAACATGCTTTTCCCGAACCTTTCCGTAAGCAAGGTCAATATCAAACTTCTTACGTTCAGTTTTAGTGGGTGTCAGCCCAGTTGTCTCCGTACTTGTATTCGGAGTCGAGGGGGCATTTGAAGTCATAGTAATGCTCCGTGTCCTTCATGGCCTCCTGCACAAGCAGCCCTACCTCATCTTCTAAACCTTTCCGCACCTGAATCTGCAATTCATCGTGGATAAACGCCACAATCGCAACATCCTCTTCGGTGTACGAATTGGCACGCAACTTCTTTTCTACGGTCACATACCAGCGTTTACAAATAATTGCTCCAGCGGATTGGAGAAGAGTATTAAGGGCAGCGTGCGCGTGCCGAATTGGGATGCGACGGCCATCCAGACCTTTAATCCAGCCGCGTTCCGCAGAACGACTGACTGCATCTCGCAGTTTTTTTAGCGCAGGGGTTTTACTAAGAAATTTAGTCTTGATTGCTTTTCCTTCCTTGGAACCCTTGCCAATGATTTCGCCTACTTTTTCATCGCCCGCCCCATAGAGGAAGCCATAAATGAACCTCTTCGCATCGTTGCGGGTAGGTAATCCAGCAGCTTCTTGATTCGCAGTGTGGATGTCACCTTCAAGAATTTCTCTACCGTAAGCCCCACCGTCGTAACGAGCCATGTAATGAGCAAGGCAACGAAGCTCCAGACCAGAAGCATCAGCACCAAGAAGTGAATAGCCATGAGGAACAGTAAAAAGCCCACGACACTCAGCACCGAAAGGAGCGCCGACCGAAGGTACTTGGGCCATGTTCGGATTACTGTGCGTACAGCGGCTCGTAACCGCACCCATGTGGTTAACTCTTCCATGTAGTTTTCCGTTTTTCTCCAGCTTCAGCCACGCTTGATTTCCTGTGGCGAGTTGTCCTATGCGTTTGTTGAGCATCAAATACTCAAGAAGCAGCTTTGCTTCTGGCATCTCGATTGTTTGCAGGACGGCTTCATCCACCTTGGCTTCACCCGACGGGGTGAACTCTTTCGGCTTCCAGCCTCGCTTCATCAAGCGGTCTGCAATTTGCAGGCGGGACGCAGGATTGAATGGGATTATTTTGGTCTTCGTCTTTAGTTCGACGATTGTTGGCTCAAACGTCTCGACCAAATCCAGTTCTATTTCATTCTTTCTCTGCGCCAGCTTTGAGTAGAGTTCCCTTGCTGATTCGACATTAAACTCAAACCCACGCTGTTCTTGTTTGAACAACTGGTATGCGAGTTCGTGTTCCAAATTCAAAGCGTCTTCGGAAAACGCCTTGCTCTCAATCAACGCGAATAACTTGTCGGTTACTAACGTGTCTTGCACGCAGTAATGCAACATGTCCATCGAGAACGTTTTGAAACTATCAGGATTACCGTCATTAAATTCGCCCTTATGCTCATTTAGACGATACCCCCAAGCCTTCAAAGAGTGGCTACCCCAGAGTTTCTGATTCAGTTTCTTTTGGCTCTGGTCAATCTCGCCTAGATTCGGCCAGATTGTCCGAGAACAAACTAAAGTGTCAGTTACTTTACCTTCGTACTTGAATCCCCACAGTTTTTCTAAAACTGGAAGGTCATAAGCTAATACGTTATGGCCGATGATTTCGTCAGCCAACTCGATACGCTCTATGCAATTTTTCAGATTGTCCCGGTAGTACGTCAGTGCGCTGGTCAGGTGTCCCACTTCACGCAAAACTACGCAGTGAATTGTGGTCACTTTGTCTAACAAGTTGTCGGTTTCAATATCTAGGATGTATCTACTCATCGCTGTGTCTCCGCACTAGCCTAATTTGCTACATTCATACTCTTCTTCGAATATGACTCTAAACTCATCAATCGTTGGGTATCTGCCCAAGTCAATGCCATCACTCTCAACATCGTGTAGTTCCAAAAGGAACTTCACATAAGCCTGTTGAAACTCCGCTTCTGTGTAACACTCGTCATTGTTCAAAACTCCATCTCCTCTTCATCATCAAGCAGCAGGGTTTCCTGCATGCGTCCTGTGTCTCTGTCGTAAAGCAAATGACAAGCAACACCCGTATCCCCACTCCAGCGATTCTTGAGAACTCGCACCGTGGTTAGATTCTGGTTTTCTTTGTCTTGTTGATTACGTTCGAGACCTAGCACCATGTCAGACAACTGCCCGATTGCTGCTGAACCTCTTAGTTGTGAGAGTGTTGTTTCTTGACCGTTTTCGTGGCCCTTATCGCCTTGTGGTCTACGAAGGTGCGAAATCAGTATCAGTGAACACTGTACCTCCTCCACAAGTGTACGAAGTTTGGTCATCGTATTGTCAATAATGCGACGTTCATCACCCCCATCGAGGCCGCTAACCACAATAGAGAGGTGGTCAAGAATAATGTAGTTACACCCGCAGCCACGAACCAGATACCTGATTTTCTGGATAAGATTATCGGAATCTGTAGAACCCCAATGGTCATACAAAAATACACGACCATTTCCGACAGTCTCATCATAGGCTCGACGCAACTCATCATTTGTAATTCCATCTCTATTCAAGTGGATTGGTTTGTTGAGTTCTAATGCCATCAAACCGAGTGCAGTACGCTTAACACTTTCTTCTAAAGCGATATAACCTAAGCTATGCCCACTTCGAATCAAGCTATACGCAACTCCCGAGTAAGGCTGGCTTTTACCGATGCCGCTCCCTGCGGTTACAGTGACAATCTCACCACGGCGGATGCCAAACGTTTTGTCATTCAGTCCTTGGTACGGATAAGGAACACTTTCGTTCTGTTCAACGGAACTCACAACGTCCCAAAGTTCATTGCCAGCCACAATCCCGTCAGGACGGAAAGGCTTCGCGGCCCACTGAGCATCAAGAAGTTCTTTAACGCGGCCAGCCACCAGCATTTCATTGGCATCTTTTAACGGAAGCTGGGCAATTTTTGCTTTACCGGGCGACAACAACAGAGCGCACTCTTCAGCGGCTTTGCGTCCCGGCTCATCTTGGTCGAACATGAAGATGACAGACTCGAACTTTTCAACCCAGTCAATGCTTTTAGCGATGTCTCGCTTTGCACCGGCTGCACCAGTTCGAATTGAAACTACCGGATACTTATTGTCCAAGGCTTGAGAAAGACTCATGGCGTCTATCTCACCCTCAGTAACAACAAGCATCTTGCCGCCGTGTCTCCACAAATGCTGCCCGTACAGGCCTGCTTTCTTACTATCACCAAGAAATGTAAAGTCTTTGTTGGGGAAACGTAACTTCTGCCCGACAATTCTGCCTTTATCGTCTTTGTAATTAGCAATCTGAACTGGTTTGTCATTCAGAGTGCCAACACGGTAATCCCAGAACTTTAGAGTGTTCTCATTGAGTTTCCGTTTAACTAAGGCCTTTACTTCGCCAACAACAGGCTTGAAATTGTTTGGTTCAAGTTGAACAACATTTTGTTTTGTTGTTTCTTGTTGTGCTGGTGGTGTATAGGTTTCACAAGAAAAGCAGTAAGTGTGTCCGTCTGTGTAAACACCTTTAGCGTCACTGCTTCCGCAGGCATCACAACCCTCTTTATAGAGGTGTTCACTCTCCATCTTCGGATTCATCTTCTTCTTCCACGATGTAAAGGCGGTCGGCCATAAACGTGAACAATTCGGATAAATCCAATACGTCCTCGTCGGAGAAGTTTTCTTCATCCTTCAAAACGCTTTCGCAGAACGTGTTAGCTAATCTGTAAAGTAAGCTATTCATTGAGCCATTCCTCTGGTAACTCTTCACCCTCAGCCCATTTGAATCCGTATCTCTCTGCCCACTCAGCACAACTCATTTTCGTTCCATCCTTCCGCTTCTTTGCCCCATGAACGGGGCTAGAAGCACGTTGGAAAAGGAACCTAATGTCTAAGTCGGGGTGTTGAGATTTGACGGCTTTCATCTTTCGCTGGCTGTCTTGGCGAAAGAAGCCTTTCAATTCGACATATAGACGGCCATTAACAAGGAGGTCTGGGATGTACTGCCGCTCGACCTTGTAGGGAAGGCTGTGTGGTTCGTATTGATACGGCACACCGCTCTTGTCCAGTTTGCTAATGACTCGCGCCTCAAAAGTCCCCTTCGACTTCGCCATCTGCCTGTCCGTCATCGAAGTCAATGTCTTCTGCTTGTGTGCGACCAGTTACAGGCTCTGTCTGGTATCCGTCCTCTTCGTCGAACATTGAAGTAGCGTTTTTATTGCCGTACTCAACAAGTTCAATTACTTGCACGCCTTTCAAGCGCAGAGACACACCGACCTGTTTTGAGGAAGCCATCACATAAGTAACAGGCTCGTAAGCCACCTTTACTACCGAGCCATTCCCAATAAGGGTTTCTTCAGTCATGGGGGTGCGTTTAGCGTCAACCACAATAGGCTTTTGCTTGTATGTGTTGTTGTCACGCCCGCGCACTGTGGCTTTCAGTTTGGCCTTAAATTTAAGGTTTCCAGTTTCATTGCCGTCTTTATCCAAGTCTTGTTCAAATACAGGGCGTGCGGACAGGCTTTTCGCTTTAGGATTGGCCTTGACCTCAGCAGCCAAGCGTTCATCACGCAGGCCTTCTAGGTACTCGCACACTTCTTGGGCTTCTTCTTCTGGAATGACAACCTCAATGCTGTAAAGTCCATCAGAATCGAACTTGGTATCAGGGGTGAAAACCTTGGCCCAGAGTGCCTTGCCTTTCATAACGGGTAGGGTTTTAGCCATACTTGCTCCGTGTGTGTAGTTAGTGAAATGCTCGTCAGAGCAATAGTGGCAAGTTACAGGCCTAACTGAAAAAATACTTTGATTTCAATACGTTACTGATGTCTAAGCTGCCTTTTGAAGGCGGCTCAGGTACATCTTCTGTACCGAGGACACTACATGCGTGGAGGCGTAATTCCGAAAGAACATCATGTTTTTCGTACATATCTACAAACGCCTCGCGGAGCAACTGGCTCATCGCCCCCATGTTAGGACTGTGCGTACCGTAGCTGTCGTGAACCATCGCGAAATCATCTATGCCGATGTCTTTGCAGCGGTTGATAGTTAGCGTCAGGTGCGCAGCGTCTAAACTGTGGATAAAGTTTGGGCTGGCCCCCATCCTTGTCTTCGACCTGTCTACTGTCCCCTCCAACTCGTGTTGATAAGCGAGACGAATAATCGAACCGTCGATAATGGTTTGGATGCGACGTAGTTTAGTATCTGGGTATGCTTGGCGTACAAGGAAGTTTGTGGGGGTAATCCACTCCATCGGTCTCTTCCGGGCAGCGTAGATTGAGCCAATGTCTTTGACGTAATCCATTACCTGTCTAGCAGAACCAATTACACCATCAATGGCATTCCAAATATAACCAGATAAATAAAGACTTGGCGTGAAATAATCATTCCCCCAAGGATTGGGTTTTCCTTTCGCCACTTCTTCTTCAATAGCTTCTTCAACATATTGGCGACAGGCGTGTTGAGTCCCAGAATAAGGAACAATCATACAGGGCCGTTTTGTCAGCTTGCGTGTAATACCAAACTCTAAACATTGGCGTGCCAGTTCGATGCCATTAGCAGCATCATCCCTAACCATTTGTTCAGTAAGTAGGGCCACATCACTATAGATGTCAGCAGGAACCGCAGTATCACAGAGGTTTACAGCAGAACCGCCACGCTCATCTCTCAAGATTGCAGACAGATTTTGAAGGCCGTTACAAGAACCGTCAGCAGAGACAGGCAAGTGGGTTACAAAACCTTTCCCTTCTCGCAACCACCCGTACCATTCAAAACACCACGCCAAAAACTGCCAAGGTTTATCAGCTTCCGTCCACCACAAATAGTCCATAGGATTTTCAGCAACTCGGACAACATCATCCTCATGTAAATACGCCCAGATTTCACGGTCAACCAAAGAAATCTTGTCGTTACCGAATAAGTTTGCTCCATGTATCGCGAGCCATCTTGCATCTTCAGCACTCTCCATCAACACGCCACGCGCAAATTCAATGGTCGCTTTCCCCCAGTCGGCCACCTGCGGAGACATGAAACTTTCAACCGGATACTTCCGGCTTCTGAAGTCACATTGCCACACGAAATAAAACTCTGGGTGTTTCGTGTAGTCCTCTGCTAATTGAATTGTGCGTTCTACTTGGATGCGCTTAGACATGCTTTTGTGATTGAACGTATAGACACCATTCCGGCGCTTGCGCCAATCTCTGAACTCAACACGTTCCCGCTCATCTAGTTCTTTAGGTTCCTTTGTGAAGGGGTATGGTGGGAGTGGTAAGTCTTCACGGGGTGGTAATCCAGCCCATTCTTGTCCAGAGTCCCAGACATTCCTGATAATCTCGATAACCCTGTTGTTGGTTCTCCACGCAGTGTTCTGGAGCGCGTTCAATGCTCCAAATTCTTTCGACAAATCTTGTTTTGAAAGTCGTTTAAGGTATTCACGGCTCGCTTTTTTCATTTTCAGTCCTCCTTTGTCAGTTTGTGTTTGCAATCAACTTCAAAATCGGCATAAGCGATTGGGTAGTCATCTCCGCCCCACCACTTCTTAGCTGCTTTAGCATGCTCGTCTGTGAACTTTCTTCTGCATTTGTAATTCACACATTTTTCTGAAGAACAAAACGCCATATCTAGGTAACTAATCATCAAGAATACCTCACTTGTTACACATGTGGAGCAATTAGTGCGCACGAACCATCGGCAATCTGTTGAT